AATCGTGACGGAACCAATAGCACCTGTAGCCGCAACACCTGTAACAATGGTGTTTGCATCTGCACTAATCGTGACGGAACCCACGGCACCTGTAACAGCAACACCTGTAACAATGGCGTTTGCATCTGCACTAATCGTGACGGAACCCACGGCACCTGTAGCAGCAACACCTGTAACAACGGCGTTTGCATCTGCACTAATCGTGACGGAACCAACGCTGCCTGCGGCTTGTAGTCCCGTAGCCGGAACATTAGCCGCAGCAACAACACTTACTGTGCCTATAGTTCCGGTTGATGCAGGAAGTCCTTCATCTTGGCCCCATGGCCCACCGCCCCAACTTTGACTGGAAGAATTCCAACCTTTGAAGGAGACGGTTACATTAGCCATTAGGCTATCCGAATAATCGCATTACTGGCATCAGCCGCTGGAAAAACTACGGTAAAATCACCCGCCGTTGAAGTCTTATCTCCACCGAAATCCAACACTATTACAGCAGGGTTGGTGAGAGCGATTGAGGTTGTGTTAGGCGTAGTATTATAAATCAACGCCCCACGAGCCGTAATCGTAGCCGTTGACCACGTTGCATCAGTGAAATCAGTTAAAGCGGTAGTTCCAGAAGATGTCGGGTCTACCGCAGTTAATACCTCGCCGCCCGCCACATAACCTGTTCCGCTAGTTTCGTTGCTCGCTGAATACGCCGTTGTCGCCGCAGTCATCGTCGCCGAGTTAGTATAGAGAGCGATCTTAAATGTATCGCCGGTGGAAGCGTCGAAGTCGTGGGCACCATACATCAGTTCTTTCTTAAAACTGGTACACATGAAGTTTCCTGAAAAAGACATGGTCACATTCTCCTTATATAGTTAGCAAGCTCGGTATGGCCTGCGTCAGTTAAAGCGTTATGCACCGTCGTCCTATCAGACTTAATAGCTTCACGCATGTAAAATTCTAGGGTTTTTAGTAGTTGCCCACGAAAAGCATGGGCTTGCGCCCTAATGGCAGGGTTAGCGTCGTCCGAAATGGCAATAATTGAATTAGCGCATCTCTCCGCAATTTCCTGCGGGGTAAAACCTCGTCCGCTAGTGGTGTGTACATTCACCTTGAAGACAGGGACGGTTAGTTCTAAGGCGACGGCACTCATTGTTTAGGCCTGATTACTTGGCCAGTACGGTATTCGTCCGTTACTTCTTTAGCCTCACCTAACATCTTCATTCCAGTAAGCGCTTCGACAAACCGTTTCTCGTAAATGGCCATCATATCGGCTTCACCCTTCATGTATATGTACGCTTCTACCAAACAACCATATAATAAGGCTATCTCAGCGTTTGTACTAAGCCATGTTGTCGCAGATTCGGCACCAGCCGTCAAACTAGCCGGACGGTAGAAATAATGAAGCTCTACAGTATACGCGCCATCAGGGGTAGGGCCTAGTATAAAGTTATCTACGTCAAATACCGCATAAAACCGTGGATCACCCGTAGTGGCAGCTTTTGGGTTAAAAGTTTGAACGAAATCCGGGTCTTTAAACTGTAAAAACACGTGGTCGCTGTTTCCATCCACAAAAGATAGCGAAAAAGGCGCTAAAAAGTCACTGGGGGCCGCCAAAAACCGGTTACTAGCGGTCATTGCGCCGTTAACGTTCTTTCGGAACAGGCTTAATTGGACGTTCTTAAGGATTCTTTCCTCTGCCTGCGTAATAAAAATAGGCAAATTATTGACGAAAGACGTTTCGTTATTCTCGGTGTAGTCCTGAATAACTTGTTTAAGCTGTGCGTAAGTAAAACTCATGTTGTTACCGTCACTGATCCAGTTTGGCCAAAACCTTGTACCGGTCTTAAATTTGGTGCAATTACTAAAGGCAATCCAACGTAAACATCCAAAGGCTCAACCCTATCAGGTCGCGCATTTTGGAGTGCTTGAGGATCATTTACCTTACGGAAAGGTCCTAACTGAGGCTGTTTGGGTTCAAACTCATCTGGACCAACCAACAGGCCATTCCATTCTCGCTTCATTAAGCGATAGGGATAGCGAAATCCCGATCTGTCGGAGATAGCCCACGATTCCTTTCCAGAAGCAAACTTGGCCATCAGCCCCTCCCATAATAGTTGAACTGAGGTGCAACATTAAAGGATGCGCGGTCTCTATCTTCAGTAGCAGCTCTTTCAAACTCCTCCTCATAGAGTCCTTTTAGGACCTGAACGCGATTGGGAGCCCTTTTTAAGGCAATATAATAGGCTAAACCTGCCGCTAAACATGGATAAAACCTGAAGGGCATGTCCATTGTGTTCGTGTATATGTCCGCGTCGTCCATGCGCGTTAAAGCGTCGTAATAGACAACATCGGTGCTATTGTCCGGAACAGGCCAAAGCTTTAACTGAGGTGTAACTTGTCTATCTAAGAAAAATTGATTAACACGACCTTGTGTCGTTTTATTGGGTATCGTTAAAAAGCCATCCCGGCTCAACCGTAACAAAGAGAAATCCGTGCCGTCGCGTTGAACCACTACCGATAAAATATCAATAACGTCCGCGCCCACAGCATATTCGCCTGTTCCAGTGACCATCGGAAGAGTACGCTGTTTAATAGTCCATTGATTCAGACCCCGATTAGCCCAGTCTGCCAGCAAAAGGTTTAAAGACCGCTTTGCGGATTTTAAATCGTAACCCGTCCGAACTTCAAGACCGCAGCGTTCAAATGCCTCTTCGACATACTCTGCAACATCAAGTTCAAAATCTTTGCTTCCGGATGTAGCCATAATCCGTACCTACCTTTTTTTGTTTGCGGTTTTCGCCGACCGCTTAAAAGCTTTAGCGGTAGGAGCGCCTTTTGTTCCGGGCTTACGCATTTTTTCGTTAGAACCCGCTTTTATGCGTTTCTTTTTTGCGTTAATATTCGCATACAAACCCTTGCTTGCCATTAGGCATTCCTCACCGCGCACTTGCTTACTTTTCCGCCTTTGCGCATTTTCTGAACCATGCCACCACTACGCATCTTTTTAACCATGCCACCACTACGCATTGGTTTTGCACCAGCTTTAAGGGAAGGATTTCGTTTCTTAGGTTTTATCGCCATCTTTTAGCTTCCTATATAAGGTTTCTCTTACACCGTAAATGGTGCTTGCGTCATATTCAGCATCATAGCTATCATAATATCCTTTTTTAAGCAACTTGTCTGCCGCTTCTTGCAGCTTAGACAAACGCTGAACAAATATCATAGCATAAGGCTTTTCTACTAAAGGATCAAATTCAATTTCTTCCACAAAATCACTTGGTTCGTCTTCAGGATGAAAACCCATTAACCAGATGTCTTTGTCAATAAACATGCCTTCGGAAATTACTTGATTTAAGCTGTCTAAGTATTGGTGAAAATCGTCTGCATTTTTTACATTACCAAGATCAACTAAAACAGCTATCTCGTATTGTTCGTCAAACTGAGAAATACACGAATATAAAGATTGATAGTTATTTTCGTGATTAAAAATAATAGCTACTTTGTTTTTTATCCACGCACTACGGGCATACGGGCAGGGAGGTAAGTTGTTAAAATAAGGGTTGGGCTTTTCCAAAACACTTGAGGACCAAGCCTTTATTTCTTTTTCTATTTTTGCTTCCAAATCATCACTAAAAAAAGAGTTGTTCATGTCTAGGACAAAAATTTATGGATGATAGGCGCTATTATAATTAATACGGCAAGGCCCCATATCTTTAAGTCTAAAGCTTTTAAAGACAACTGTTGGGCCGTCGCAAATTGTTTTTGCTCACCTAACTTTTCTTCTATCCGTTGATAGCGTAAGTTACATTCGGATTCGTGCTTTTCTAACTTGGCTAAAACTTCTTTTATTTCCATAAGATCCCCGTCACGGCTTGTCGGTTTTTTTTACCTTGCGCTCGTGGTTGTTTTGTAGGAGGTGTTACCTGCGTAACCATAGCTACCTCAGTTATAAAAAACCGTGATGTTGGTGATGTTAGTCAGTACGGCATAACAACCTTCGTCAAACAACATCCCTTCATCAGGCAGGTACACGTTGTCATCAGTGGCATTAGCAAAAGCCATTGTCAGTAGCGTGGTGCCGCCCGATCCGCCGTTTTTAAGGGCAAGCGTAGGAGAAGTACCTGCCTGATAATGGATTGCTTTTATCCTAGAACGGCCCGCGAAAACATCCCCGGAAGCCGTTAGGTAAGTTGATTTTATGTCAGAGGCCATGAGTGATCTCTTCCTTAACTGTAAAAAACAGTAACCGACGTAATGGCGGTTAAATTAGATAGCCATATATCAGAAACTCGAATGCCATCAGATGGTATGTTAACCGAGTGCGTTACCGAGGCACCTAGATCCATGTCCAAAGCAACCGCGCCACCGCTTCCGTCCGTTATCGTAAGGCGTGGAGAACCAATCGTTGTTTGGACTTGAATCTGCCTAATCCGAGCGGGACCAATACCTAGTGACCCCGTTTCGGTTATGCGTATTGATCTTACATCTGAGCCTGACATGGGTTAATCTTCCTGTTACGCTGTGCGTGTGAAAACGTATGCAGTGGCGCTGGAGAACATGAGGGTGAATCGCGCCAAGCCGGTCGGTCCTGCTACAACAGACACATCACCAAACGAACCCGCCGTGGTAACTGCGGCACTCGATTTGATACCATTTACAGCCACAGCAATAGTCACAGTGCTTGCGCCTGCGGTGTTATCAACGGACAGCTCGAAAACATAACCTTGAGTTGCGC